GCCTTTTGCTTTCATCCATTCATTGAAATACTGAAAGGCAGCAACCCCCGTAGGAGTGCGAAGCATCTCGGTCTTCTGCTTCTGTGGACAAGAGTGCCTGAAAAACAGCGCCTCAGAGGTCATGACCTTGTGGCAGTGCTCACAGTGCCATCCAGAGCGCGGGTGCTCTGGAACGTTTGTCGTCCTCCTTTCTACAGCTATGGCTTTAAGCTGTTCTCTATTCACGCAAGTTCCTTTTTCAGCTTCTTGATTTCATCATCAGACCAGCCTAGTTCACCTGCCATTTCTAGCAAGGTATCAGCATCAAGCGAGTAGGTAGCTGCTTCACGGGTAGAACATCCATAGTAGCCTTTAATAACCTCTAGTGAAACCTTACTAGTAGGATTTCCTGGGGCTTTTAGCCAGTAATAGCGCTTAGAACGATGGGTAGTGCTTGCTGCCAATAGCTTGAAGAGCAGCGATTTATCCTGACCTAAAGAGAAAATGTAAGGATTGACGAAAGTATTTATCCGGACGATTTGCGCTGCATCAGAAGTGCCGCACAGCCACCGCATAATTACGAATGGGGCGGCGGCCTTCTTACCCTCATCAGACAACTTATCATACCAGGCAAGGTCGCCTGAGGTTAAGCTATCAAGCCCAGCAAACAGGTCAAATGAATCACGCTTAGCCATTGTAGTCGCACCATTCAGGCACTCTGACAATCACAGCGTGCCTAGTTCGATAAAGAGTGCAGCAATTTGAATCTCAGGGTCTGCTACAAAGCTGTGCTGGTACTGATACTGCGCAATGAGAACCACTGCCTGATCTTCCTTGCCCTTGAGTTTCTTCATATCCGCAGTGTGTTCATACAGAAATCGGTAAACTTCCACAAGCTCCTCTTTGGTAGCGCTGTCACACACTAGCTTGCGTGCTGCCTTGAAGTCACCCTTCGCCAAGAGCGGGAGAAGGCCAAGCTTCCAATCCTGAGCTTTCTCAACATCAGACACAATAAGAGTGCCAGATGAGCTGTGCTGCTGAAGAAGATTAATGATCTTCCGAAAGTCGGGATAGCCTGCCGCGACCACTGCGTGAAGAGTATCTGTATCATACTTGATCTTGTGGTGCTCTAAGATAGAGATCGCGCGCTCTTCAACAGCGCCTAGATCAGGCGTCGCGATTTCCCATTCTTGAAAGCGGGACCGCAGAGGTGGAATAATGCGATGCACGTAGTTGCAGGTAGCGATGAAGCGGCAGCTACGGCTAGTCTCTTCGATAAGTGACCGTAGAAGAGCTTGAGCGTCTTGGCTGAGATAGTCAAACTCTTCTAGCTGCACCACGTTGAATTCTGGACGAGGATCATCTGTATGATAACGGCCAATAGGTACCTTATTAGCGAAGGCGCGTACCTTGTCGCGCATTGCGTCAATCTTCTCATCTGAGCAGTTGATGCGCAGACGATCCATCGGATCAATATCAAGGTCTCTCAGCAGAGCTCCTGAAATCGACGTCTTACCGGTACCAGGGCCACCATATAGCAGCAGATTAGGTAGGTCACCGGTTTTTACATACTGCTGGAACGCATTCTGCATGCGTTGACTTGGAAAGATTACATCATTAAGTGATGTGGGACGATGTACTTCAACCCATGGCTTCATATTCATACAATACCTCCTATTGAAAGTATTCATTGTACCACTGACAGCTACCTGTTTTATTTTTTATAGTGATTACGAAAGCGCGACACTGAACTACCATTAGCATCAGTCACGGTAGTTGGGTCTTCCGGTACTAAACCAAGTGATGAAAGTGTAATTGGGCCGTCCTGTTTGATAGGCTCAATGCCGCCCGGAAGCTCTTGTGGCTCAGTAAAGGATGGAGAACCAATTACATTCTCACTTGGTGCTGTATCATCGTCTCGAGGTGGCTTGATGTCACTGTCACCGATTTCTTCAAAGGTCTTAGCCACAGGTCCTTCGTCTTGGTATGCCTTCAACTGCGAAGTGGGGCGCAGTGCCTCAAAGATTGGTGGGGTAGTAGACTGTTCTGTAAGAGGCTTGAATGCTGCAACTTCATCAGAGGTGGCAGGGCGTACTGCTGGCTCAGCTGGCTTCTCAGTAAAAAGATCAGCTGCAGAAACAGGAGTCATCTTCTGAAGTCGGCGCTGATGCAGCAGGAAGTTACCAGCGATCACTAAGAATACTGCCAACGGGTCAAATACAAAGATGATCATTAGGATTACCCACTTGGCTGCCTGCTCAACGGAGATATTGAAGGCCTTCGCGATGTAGAGAATTGGGCCAGCCTTTGCTTCAACATTGATCTGATCTATCTTTAGAGTAGGCAGTTCACGGTCAATCTCAGCAAGCCGTGTTGTCACCTGAGCTTGTTCTGCTCTGAATTGACTAATCATCCTAATTCTTTGATTAGCGGTAAAGCGTTCAGGCAATGTAGCAATCTGTTGGTCAATCTGCTGTTTGCGGGCAAGTAGTCTTTCCTGCTCTTGCTTCAATAGATCAACTTTGAGACTCACCTCCTGCGTACCAATGATGGCTTTCTGAAACTCGCCTGAAAGGTATCCCGCCGCTCCAGCAGAAGTAATAGTCATCGTAATCACAGCGGCCATGAAGGCATAAGTCTTCATGATCTTGCCAAGCTTGTCCCAATAGGTATACAGCAAGGAGACCACAATCAGCTTGCCAAGATCAAGAGCTACCGCGAGAGCGATGATGATGGGGTTATAACCAAAAAGCGCGCTTAGCCCAAGGACGGAGACAAAGGTTCCCAGACCCTCAATGAGGAGGGCGGTTAAGAAGGTAATGACAATGAAAATCATAAAGCGTCTATCGCGGCCTGAATTGCCTTGACTGTAGCTTCAAGTCTGGCAGCATGCGGCTTGGCAATTTTTCCCGGCGGTCAGGTGGATAATTTCTACTAATAAAGTCATAGCGCCGCTGCATATCCTGGGCCTGTTGTAGAAGATGTTCTAGCTGAGCACGTGTCTTACCTTCTAGCTTGACCTTCTTGCTGCCAATGAAGATATCAGCAGCATCCATCAAAGCCCCTGCGATACGCAATCATTGCGGTCATTAGTAACTGCAAGTACCTTAGTGTCATCTGTCTTCCAGATTTTTTCACCATTAAAAGACACACCGAAGGACCACATTAGGGGTTCAATTAAAATGAAATCACCAACGCTGACTCCGTCAACTTTGTCTCCAACGGAGACAACTTCTCCCCACCTAGCAGAGCGCTGCGTAGAATTTGTGGTTGGAATAATGATTCCGGATTTGTGCGTTTCAGTGAAGGCGCCTTTCGCACCACCAGTGTGGTCCAAAAATCTAAACATGATTGAATTGCCCAAGGGGCGCAGCTTGGCCATCTGTATCTCTCCTTATTTGCGCTTAATCTGCTTGCCAGCAGTTGAGCTTTGCGTAGCAGCATCCTGAGAAATAGCTAGTATATCAAGATCTGGCAGGACGTCTGTCTTAACTCCGTCCTTTGCGTCGATAGCAGCTTTCCTCAATTCAACTGCTCTTGGTGCAGGCAGCTTTGCTAGCTGCTGCTTGATTGCCAGCAGCTCAAAGTCAACTAAGTCTCCTCGAGCGCTGCGGATTGGTTTTGCCATGGGTAAAGGTCTCCAAATATAATGGCGCGTGCAAGTAGCGCTTTTTATTTATTGTATCCGGAATGATGTCAATCGTGGAAAAATTCCTCCATGGGTACATTGTACCACACACAATCTACTGAATGCAAGCCAAGAATGAACAACACATACGAGGCGCAGGAAGAGCCTCGTCCTACTCCCCACACAACATTGTTCTCACGGAAAACTGCTAGAATATAGATAATGGTACGCAGGAAGTTGGTCATACCGCGCTTCTCGAACTCAGCCAACTCATCACTGATACGTTGAAGAGCTGCATCCTGCTGCTGCGCAGTATACCTCTTACTCAGCTCGTCTATTTTTGAGTCGTAGGCTGTACCAACTACTTGGTATACATCTACTTCAAGGTACTCCGGCGGTAACTGCCAAGCCAGGTTGATGGAGACCGGTTCTGCTGTAGCTTGAACAAGCTGTTCCTCGTCTGGTACCATCCTGTTGAACAGCTCGATGTCTTGACTGAGCTGTCCGCTGATTCGGATTGTACTTGGGGTGGCACCGCGTAAAAGCAGTCCAGCCACCTGTTGCGGCGAGACGATTGAGATACCATCGAAGCGAAGCTCCCTGTCAGAAAGTTGTACACTCAGTTCATTCATCGGACATCCTAATCAGATCCGCCTGATTAGATAGACGCTCACGACGCTCATCAGCAGTTTCACGCGAAACTCGGCGAGTTGCTGCGGCAAACTTCATAAGAACAGTCATAGGAACGTCCGTAAACGGGTGCTCACAGTAGAACTGAATAGTACCCCAGTTGCCTGTCCGGATAAACTGGTCAAGTGATTGAAGATGCTCTGGGTTCTGTGGATCGAAAACTTGACGATTGATCATGTGCTTGCGCAGCACGGTGCTATTGTTCAGAAAGTCACTCGTTTCCATGAAATCAGGCATAAAATTCCCCAGGTTATCAGAGAAAGGAAGAGCGATATCCGTCGTCTGGGGCATCTTGCAGCGCGCTGCGCTGTTGCCCAGCTGTCGGTTTTTGGACAGGAATGCCGTTTACTAGCACAAGGCCCGCAGCGGCGAGGGCAGCATCAACATCACCGCCGATGACTTCAACAGGTGATGCTTGACCGATAATAGGTTCTTGAAACAATGGTGGTGGAGTAATCTGAGATCGCAGCCTTGAAACTTCTGGATTAATTGCCTGAAGAATAGACATTGGCTTAGCAGGTCTAGAAGGAGTGCTGCCTTCAGGGATATTTGGACTTGGGGGAATAGTCTGTTGAATGGGAGGTGGAGGTGACAGCGGTTTACTGGGAGCTGGCTGCTGCGTGGTAGTTGATAGCTGCTCTACTTGAACTCCGCGCTGCATCAAGAAGGTGATGCCCCTTGCATCTCGGTATTGGTCACGAAATACGATTCGCCGAATTTTTGCCTGCTTGATAAGCTTAGCGCACTCAGTACACGGTGACATAGTGACATAGAGCGTGCTATCAGCAGATCCAATTCCACCACTGGCAGTCAACTTGAGCAAGCAATTCAGCTCTGCGTGTAGTACCTCTGGCTTAGTGCGTAAGGTGCCATCCTCGTCAACTACCTCGCATGAGTTGTCGTCACCAGAAGGAGTTCCATTCCACCCATAAGAAATGATACGATCACCATGTACTAGGACTGCTCCAACCTTGGCACGAACTGCATGAGACATCAGCGCTGTCCTGGACGCTATGTCCATGTAAAGTTGATCTAAATCCTCTTGACGAGCCATGCTGCCCTCTTTCATGTACTAGGAAGACTATTTTACAACAGGTCGCCAAAAACAGCGCCGGCAGAAGTCAGGACAAAGAGACCACCGGGCTCCGGTGCAATCCACTTGACTTTTGCATGTACGAAGACTTTCTTGCCAGACTCCTTCTTAGAAAGAGCTATGGAATGCCAGGCCTCACGACCAGTCTTCATGAAGCACTTGCGACCATAGTGCGTCAACATGGTGATCTTGTAGAATCGACCAAATTCCGAAGTCAAGACTTCGGACTTGACGACCGTGCAGAAGAGCTTGAGCTTGTCACCCTCTTGGATGACTGGCCAGGACTCTGCCTTGAGCGCTTGCTCGCGGCGTTGACGCACCTTGTTGAGAAGCGGCGTGAGTTGGTTGACGGACAGCCATCCTTTGCTGTGAAATTGATATTTGACAGAGTGCAGCCACTCATTGGTGACCCTGACCAACCCCAAAGAGTCGGTCATGGTAGTCTCTTCCGACAGCGCTTCCTGCAGGTCGGCCCAATCTGCGTCTGAAAGGCTGGCCTTGAAGTCTTCCCGACGCTTCTGCTGAGCGTCGAGGTAGGCCTTGTTCCTTGCATCCAGTTCTGCCATACGGGCTGCCTGAAGGGCTGCCTTCTTGGCTTCGTTGCGGGCCTTCGTTTCTGCCTTACGGGCTTCACGACGGGCGAGAGCTTCGGGGCTGTAGTTTCGTTGCATAGGTGTATTATAGACGCAACCTGAAAAAAGTGTTGCTTGAAGTGTAACTAGGTCTAGAATGTAACAATGATAGACATCCACGTCATCCCTGTGCAGGGGCAAGAGCAGCTGTTTGACAAGCAATGGGACCTGTTGCAGCACCCGCTTGTCACACGCCATGTGGGAACTTATGTTAGTGGTAATGTACTTGCAGCTCGATAT